CTAAATCAGATAGCATAGTAGGAGCTATTGGTGGTGGAGGAGCTATTCCGGTATTAGATCTTCCTACTAATGCTCCGCCGACAGTTGTAGTTGGTCTATTAGTATTTACAGGAGTAATTGGTCTATTAGAACTTAAAGTGCTAATTGAAGTTAATGAAGCATGTGCACCACTCGAATGAGTAGCTCCAACCATAGGTCCTTGTACTGGATGAATATGATAATCTCCTATAAATTCAGTACCATCTGGCAATTCATATTCACCACCAGCTGTATATAAATTTTCTTGTACTGCATTATTTATAGCTTGATTTACAATCCCTTGAGCATTTCCTAATATATTAGATCCAATTTGGGACTGGTTTGGATATTTTTTTAAATTTTTTATTAACATATTATCTTACTACTTTAAAAAATAAATCATCTTCTATAAATTCTTCATAAAATCCAGAAACTACCTTAAATGCTAATCTATAATATCGCTCGGGCATTAAACCTGTCATATCAATATTAATAAAATTTCCTATAGAGTCACAACTTATTTTTGTATATTGAGAATCATATGGTATAACAACTTCTTCAGTTCCTGCGTCAATAACTGAATATAATGTATCTGCTGGTAAATATTTTACGGTTTGTTGCGGAAATAAATTAGTTGGAGATTTTTGTGGATATTTATCTCGAGCATAAATTCTAATTTTATTTACACTCGTGTCTTTATATTCTTTTTGTAAATTTGTATATATTTTATATGAATCTAAATCGAATTCTGATAGCGATCCTGTATCAAATGATGATTTGTCAAATAACATTAATATTCTAGGAACATATATAGTATGAGTATCTCTACTAAAAAATCTTACAAATCCAGAAACATTTGTGCTAGCTTCATCTTCTTCTGAAAATTTTAATAAAAATCCATAATTAGGAATTGTTTTATTATCTGATCCACTTATCCAAGTAATAATTGCTCCTGTAACATCTATATTAAGATCAGTAGGTCGTAAATCAAATGATTCAGAGACATTTAATCCAGGCTGATCAAAAAATGATTGTGAGAAAAAACTAGAACTATAAACTCCAGATCCCGATTGATATAACCAACTACCACCTTTTCCAGATCCACTTATATATAAACTTGTTCCATTTACTTGTTGTAATTGAGATCCAGAAGTCCAAAAGAATGATCCTGATTTTGGACTATCCCAACAACATCCATCAACAATTGGAGTTGTTACATTTTGGAATCCTGTTCCATTATCCCAATCATCCCCTACTAGATTTGCATCTATTGTATATGCTGCTGGTAAATTTTTTGCATGAGTTGTATAAAGTTTTAACATAAATTTACAACTATTTAAATCAACATTATATTTGTCGACTGCATTAGTTACATCATTCATATCAAATTTAATTAACGATCTTGACTTTAAAAAATTACTTCCAGACGTACTTAATCGTTTTCCTACTTCTAATACTTCATCTAATCCAGTATTATATGTTGATAATGATTCATATAATGTTGCGTCAGCTGATGGATATATTATTTTAAACATTTTTTACCTTAATAATTTACTACTTTTCCTTTAATGTCTTGATTAGGATATTTAATTTCAAATATTGCAGGATCTAATGGAGGATATATTACTCCTTGTTTTGTAGCTCCTACTAAATCATATACGTTTCCTGAATATCCGACATTTAAGTCATATACATTTTTAAAATCTACTCCGACAACATTTTGTACTCCGCCTACAGCTCCTAAAACGTTCATTACCTCAGCTTTTAAAATTGGTTGATTAATTTGCCAATTATCAACATTAAAATATGATTTAAGAACATCAATACATTGTAATAACACTTCGTTTGAATTATAATTATTTCTAATTATTATTTCGAAATCTATAGTTATATTAACAATTAATGCATCTGCAATATTAACAGCATCTGTTAACATTCTATAATATGATAAATAATTTTTCAAGTTATTTTTAACTGCATCATTTAGTTGTGTTAAATTTTTATTTTGATTATAACCTAATACATATAAATTTAATGCCAATGGATTAGGAACACGATCTGAAACAAATTTTCCTTGTGATAATTGATCATCTGGAACAATATATGCTTTTGCAACTGATCCAAATTTAGAAGGCATTGCGTATGATCTAATAATATAATCATTTTTTGTTACTGTACGATTTTGGGTTGCAAAGTTTGACATTGCATTATTTTTAATATCTTGAGTAGTGTCTGCAGTTTTACCTCCAGTTGCTGGATTAGGATTATTTATTGCTAAACTAGATTTGACAAAATTTAACATTGATGCACTAGATGTGCTATTAGGATCATCATAAAATTCTACAAATTGTATATCAGTTACTACTCCTGAAGTAACATTGTCATTTACTCCTTCTCCGGTTGAATATGTAACTGTTAACGTTGTATTTGAAGGGGCTTGTCCATATGCTCTTGTATATAAAAAATTAGATGGATCTATATCAACATCTAGATTTCTTGAAAATCCTTGCAATCCATTTCCAACATTCTTTGGATTAGGAATAATTTCTTCATCATTATTATCACTTATACCAGCGCCAAATTGTATTTCAAACGTATTATTACTTCGTAATCTACAAACATATCGTTTTGATGTTTTTCTTAATTTTAATAAAAATGGAGATGAATCTCTAAATTGTGCAAAGTCTGGATCATTTTCTACTAAATTAGGTAATTCAGTAAAAACAGTATCTTGTGCTAAATATGGAACTTTAGTCCATGCATCTCCGTCAGATTCAGTTATACTAATAATATCTATAATATTAGAATCATTAATAACAATTTTATCATACGGTTTAGGAGATCCAAATGTAAACGTTGCTGTTTTAACATTTCCTGACACTGCAGGAGCTTGTTTTTTTAATAAATAATATGTAGGCTCACCAGTAGCATCATCACTTTCATATACTGTTACTTCTGTTGGATTCAAAGACGATGAAAATGTAAAATCTACATCTTGTAATGTTCTAAATTGTGTAGGTCCATTATTTTGTTTACCACGAAGTCCAGACTTAATACTCAATGCAAATGTATAATCTGGACGATTATTAACTCCTGATCCGATTGCTGGTACTAATTGAAATACGTCTAATGTAGTATATGACGGAATAACATTTCTAGCATGATATCCTAATGTTTTTGCTAAGTCATATATATTTTTTCTTTCCGCAGCTTGTTCTAATAATGATTCTTTTAAATTATTATCAGAATAATAACTTAATACATCACCGACATAAGATGCCATTTCCATAAATAACATACCAGGAGATGATTCATTGAAATCTGTATAATCATTTGGAAAATATTGTTTTGTAAAATCTATTAAATTTTTTCTAAATTGACCAAAATCTTTTCCTAAGTATGATATATCTTTTTTTATCTCCATAATTTACCTTATTCAATAGTTACTATTCCATCTTCTCCTGCAAATATTGTTATTACTTGTTCTGATCCTGTACCTGTTACTGAAAATGTTATTTTAATTTGAATTTTATGTATTAGTAATGGATCATCTTCTTGTGTTGCAATATCTAAATCAACTATTTCAATATATGGTAACCAAAAAGCAACTGCAGTTGTTATTGTTTCTTCGATAAACGTTTTTAATTCAGACGTATTTGGTTCAAATAATGCATTTAATAAATCAGTACCAAAATTTGGTTGTTCAAATCGTTCTCCTTTTCTAGTTAGTAATAAACTTTTTATATTAGTAGATGCTTGTTCATCAGTTGTAAATGATTTTTGAAATATTCCTTTTCCGTCAAAAGGAAATTTTACACCAATTGCAACATTTGGAGTTAAGTTTATATCGTTTATAGGAAGAACTTTATATCCCATTTATTATCTTGCTTTCTTACTATCTATTGCTTTCATTAATGCAGAATAGTCTCTTGTCATTGCCTTTTGTATACTAGGATCGACTTGCATTTGTTGTCCTGACTCAGGATCTGCTATTGTAGCTACCTGACTCATATTTCTTTGCATTCCAAATCCTTGTGCATTTTTAGAAGTCATGACAATATCTTCATTCATTAAATCTGCATAATCAGCTGATGTTCTACTTTCTACTAATTTTTCAGTTTCATTTAAAATATTTGCAAATTTATTTTCTTTAAATTTATTTTTAGAATTTGTTTTATGAGACGATTTTGATTTATTTATATTGTTATTTTTTATCTCATTAACTGTAGTTTTTAATCCTTCTGATAAAATTTCAGTTAATTCACTTTTTATAACCGTTTTTAATTCTTCTCTTATAACTTTACGTAATATTGTAATAAATTTTTGTTCCATAATTTTTCTTCTTTTTTTATAAATATTAACATTAATAATTTACGGGCGTTGGCCAGCCTGTATTTATTTTAGGTCCATATATTTTTTTATTAGCAGTGTCGACATAATAGTCTCCAATTTTACCTAAATCATTAGATGGAGGCGTTGTTCCATTAAATGATTGAGCAGGTGCTTCTTGTAACGATGTTAATAAATCTTGTTGTGATGATACCAATTGTGTTATTGATGCCAATTGTTGTTTCATATCATCAATTGAAACGTTTCTTTCAGTATAAAATTCAGTTCCAATAGTTGCATCTTCATTTCTACTTTGTTCTGATCCCCAACTAATACCATTTGGATTATCATATCCTTCGCCTGAATATAACCATGTACCAATTCCATCATCGAATGGACTACTAGGATTCGGAGGAACTCCAGTAGGTTGTCCTTGATCGCCAGATCCAGATATTAATATCCATCTACCTCCAGGATATCCTGGTATAGTATCTCCATAATCTAAATCATTAATTGCATTTTGTAAGTTTTCAGTACCTGATAACGAAGACGCATCTTCATTACATGTTTGACTTATAATATTAGCTACAGGAACTAAACTAGCAGCTGCGTCTTGTAAACTAGCATTTATTTTAGGCGCAAGAGTAGTTATTAATTCTTTAACAGCTGTATTTGCGTTTGCTATAGTTAAATTTTGAGCTAATATTAATTCAGGTATTAATACTAATGGAGCTGTTACTGGATTTAATAATTGTAATGCTTTTATTGAATTTGCTATTCCAATAATAGTATTTAGTCCACCGGTTATCTTATCAATAATTGGTATAATTTCTTGTAATTTTTGAATTAATGCGTTAACAGCTTCAATTCTTTTTCTAAGTGCGTCTATTCTGGGATCATCGCATTTAATATCATCTGGTAATGCAATTGCTTCAGAAACAGCTGTTGTTACTTGTAATAATATTTGATCTAAATATTTTGTAATTTGTTTGTCTAATATACCCGTTAATTGATTTGGTATAATTGGTATTTTATTTAATGGTGGTGTTAACATATTATATATCTAAAAA